ATCATCATGAAAAAACGTATCGCATTCCGCATGGCAAACGACACATTGACAGTTTTTACTTTGGGCAAAACATCCAATGCAAAAATCGCATTGCCTACAGAGACCATCGTGCAGACATATCATTTCAGTAAGGAGCAGTTCGAAATCGCACAGAATAAGACAACCATGACAGAATTTTTCAGCGCAGATGCAAAGGTCTGCATGGATTGTCCCTTCGCTGTGAGTAATGGTGCAAAACTGTCGGCTTGTTACACACACAAGATGATGCAGTACAGCGGATTCCTCTCGTCATTGCGGAGCATTGGTAAGTTAGCAGAATGGAATGATATTCCCATGCTGAATGACGAAATCATTGCAGACATCATCGCCATGTGCGAAGACAGATACGTTCGTTTCGGCACATACGGAGAGCCATCCCTTCTGCCCATCGCCATCGTTGAATCGATCTGCAATGTCGCATCGGTTTGGACGGGTTATACACATCAGTGGAGCAAGAAACCCGAATATAGTCCTTATTTCATGGCATCCACCCACAGCGAAGACCAGGAGAGGATCGCCAATTTAATAGGCTATCGTTCCTTTGTAGCATCGGAGACCATTTACGAATCCATGATATCATGTCCCGCATCCGCAGAGCAGAATTACCGCAGTCATTGTAGCAAATGCGGTCTGTGTTCGGGGACATCGGGCAAAGGCAAAAAATCTGTAGTCATCTTAGAACATTAATCAATCTGAAACCAAAACATAAAAAAATACACATCATGAAAAAATCAATCATCATCGAAAAAATGCAAGACTCTGACAGAGTCATCATTCTGCACCTTACTGATGGCGCAGTCAAAGGTATCAATTATTTTCAAGGCATTGATGCAGCAGACCAATTTATTCCACATTTCCTTACTGCTGATGCAGATCTGACTAACTTTGTAAAAAACTGTTGGTATGACACAGGTTTTGAAAATGAATACGAGGATTTAAAAGGCATATTTCCTTCCCCGGACTATGAAGAAATTATCGAATGCATTGACGATTTAATATGGGACTATGTTCATTTGCATCAAGAAATCGAGGAAATGAAAAAGCGTCTGCTGTCCCTACAGAACGATGTAAAAATGCTCAAAAGCAAAATTGATGGAGCAGAAAAAAGAATGTCCATGTATAAGTCAAAATAAAAAAAACCATACACATCATGAAAAAGTTAAACGTATTAATCGCTTGTGAATTCTCAGGTGCAGTCCGCAGAGAATTCCGCAAATTAGGTCACAATGCCTGGTCATGCGACATCGAGTCCGCAGAAGACGATTCTCCATACCATTACAAAGGAGACGTGCTTCAATTCCTCTCAGCACAGCCATGGGATTTGCTTATCGCACATCCGCCATGCACCTACCTTACCTTAGCCGGAAATCGATGGTTTAAACCCGAATACAAAGAAAAATATCCGACAAGGCAGAAGGATAGAGACGATGCTGTCGAATTCTTTATGACTCTAATGAATGCAGACATTCCACATATTGCAGTCGAAAATCCCATCGGCATCATGTCATCTGTATTCAGGAAACCAAACCAAATCGTACAGCCATGGATGTTCGGAGACCCATTCCAAAAGTCTACCTGCCTATGGACAAAAAATCTGCCCAATCTGATCCCCACAGATGTAGTCAGCAAAGGCGAATTCATCGAATGGACAGATAAAAAAACAGGCAGAGTAAAAAGACAGCCCAAATGGTATGCCGATGCATTCCAAAAAACTAGCGACCCAAAGGAGAGACAGAAGATCCGCAATCGCACGTTCCCCGGACTTGCCAAAGCAATCGCAGAGCAGTATAGCAGTTTCATCATAAACAAGTAATATAAAATGACAACAGAAGAATTATTCGGATGCGATACAATCGCCTACAATGAAAACACCTTAACAGATATGCTCGATGGAATCTTCGAAGCAGTCTATAGACTAAACCAATTGAATCAGTCAGCAAATGATAAGATTCTCAGGGAAACCATAGAATCCCTTGTGCAAATCGAGAGTCTGCTGTACTATTTGAGAGAAGAAGAAAGGAATAAGGTTTCATGATGTGTCCGGTTATTGAGACACCGGCTCTGTCCTGGATTCAGGACACCCGGTGTCCAATATACTGGAGAGAGAAAGCTCTCATAACACTCATCGGAGCAGTCGAGCAAAAAAAAATAAATTATTTTTCTAAATAATTTGGTAAAACAAAATAAAACAACTACATTTGTACATCGAAACAACAAAACAAAATACACCATGCCAAACCACGTTTATCACACTATCGAATTTACCTCTCCGCTAACTGATAAGCAGAGAGCAATCCTAAACAAAATTGTTGCCAATAAAAAAGGATTGTGCGGTCACTACAAACCGATGCCCAAAGCCCTGGTCAACACCACATCGCCATCACGAATTCTGTCTGAGACCGAATACCAAAAATGGCTGACAGAAGACAAGTCTGCCGACCAATTCCCAAACTACTACATTACACAGCAGATGTCGGACGATTTGATCAGCAAGTATGGTACTGACAATTGGTACAATTGGGCAAACACCCATTGGGGAACTAAATGGGGATGCTATGAAAATGAATTCGAATACGATGTACTCCGATTCACTACAGCCTGGTGTCCCATGGATTATGCAATCATTGAAAAGTTTGCAGAGCAATTCCCGGATTTCATATGGCATTGGGAGGAGGATCAAGGATTCGGAGAGGTTCACACCTTTGTGAAGGGAGAATCCGAAGATGTGCAGTCATACGATCGTCCTGATTGGGATGATGTAGCCACATTCCACGATGGACGATGGGAACGTGAACTTGTATACCTCAAAAATGGTATTGCTGAGACCCCATGCACAGAAGCCAGGCACGATGGTTTCTACTTAGACCGCAATTTTGACGAGTATTTGGGTTACGAATTACCCGAATCCATACTGAATAAGTTATCTGCTGAGAACGTAAACGAAGACTACCAACACATCCTTAACACCATTAATAAATAAAAATACACCATGAAAATCGAAACATTTTGCCCACTATTTCCAGGATTCTACAACACAATCTTTGAACCCTGCGAAGAAAATGAAATTTACTCCCACAATCAGGAGCATGACACAGATTTATCCTACGATGATTTCATTTGGGATTATCAAGATTACGAGGAGAGAGTCGCATCTGCCTTTGTTGAATCCTTCGAACGTGAATTCAAAGATATCATGCCCGATGTAAGGATCTATTTCCAAAAGGTTGTGAGTCCCAAAGAATATAATTTCCGCAACGATACCATAGACATCGAAGTCGATATGAATTTCGACAGATTCATGGCAGTCGTGAACGATAACAAAGAAAATATCGCTGACTACATTCGCCAGACCTACACCTCTCGTGATGGTTTTATTTCCTGGCACAGCAATGATGTAGAAGATTGGTGCAATCCGCAGTACATCCTCGAAAATCCGGGGCATCGGGTTGGCGCACTAATGGAAGCACTTGCCCATGCACACCTCGATACTGATGATATTAACTATTGGGCAGAAGGCGAAATGCATATTTTTTACTCAGTAAAGGAGACAGAAAAATGAGCATACTGAAAATCGAATTCAATAGAGGAGAATTCAATAAGCAAATGGAAGACTTAGTAGGTCGCAGATTTCGATCAATCGATAAACTAAATGAACACATCGAAATACAGTGCGGTTTCAATCCTCGTCTCAAACCGGGGACTAGAACTGATGAAGATGCTGAGTATGATTACAAACTTGTATCGAATTGCACCATACATGGTTCGGACTATTGCTACCTCGATATCTATTTCTTAAAAGACAATGGCGGTCAGCTTTATATAACTGAAATCGGTACTGACTTTAATATTTAAAAAACGATGAGCAATAAGAAACAAACAGCAGTAGACTGGTTGGTAGAGCAGTTACCAACACGAGTTATCAATCGATTACAGAAAGAAATTGATGAAGCCAAACAGATGGAAAAGGAACAGATAATTCGTGCCTTTATTGTAGCCGAAGGTGCTGAATATGAAGGGACTAAGTATGGTGTGCACTACTACATAAAAACATATGGAGGTAAAAATGAGCAATAAACAATATGATGTTCTGAGTCCCGATGGGTTCAGCATCCACCACAGCGACACCTACAGCACACCCGAACAGGCACACGAAGTTCTGCAACAATGGGTAAGGCAGTATGAATTTCAGGGTTATTACAGCAGTATGAACTACGGCAGAATCCACATCATGGATCTCCCGGACTACTGCACCCTGGTCGAAATAGATAACGTAGAAGAAACCCTTTAAACCAATTAACATTATGAAAAATACAATTAACACTAACAAAGCAATCGAAATCATCCGCAGTAAGAAAATCTTCTCAGCATGGTTCGTAAAAAAAGATGGTACAATTCGTTATGCCCATGGCAGGACTGGAGTCAAAAAACACCTGAAGCCGAACGCCAGGAAACGTACCTACAAGCCAAACGAACGTGGCTATGTAACGTACTATGACTTTAATACTAAGGAATACAGACTGATAAACCTGCAAACCCTTTTTAAAATTAATCACTTTATCGTATCAACCAATAATAAGTAATACCATGGACAAAAGACAGATGATATCCGCCCTACAGAAAAAATATCCTTCCATTGTTATCCTTCGGGATGACAATGGATGGATTCCCGAATCAGAAGATACCTTCGGTGTATCTGCTGAGTACGGAACTTTAGACAGCCGGGGTTACGATTTATTTAACTATTGGACTGAAAATTACACCCACTATGACCTGGGCATCAGCATGGAACTTGTCGAGTTTCTTCAGGGGACAGGATGGTATGCCGAATGGGTTAACCCCGGTGTAGTAGCAATTGCAAAAGATTAAAGCTCTCATACACTCATCAGTGAAGTCAAACAAAATAAAATCATGAAAACATTAGAATTATTCGCAGGTTCACGTTCCATCGGTAAAATATGCGACAGCATGGGTTTGGAAGTTTTCTCTTCCGACTGGACCGAATTCGAAAATATCAATTATGTGGTCGATATCAATAAGTTCGATCCACAGCAAGTACCTTTCATCCCGGACATGATTTGGGCATCCCCACCATGCACCACGTTCTCTGTTGCATCTATCGGTAAACATTGGGACATGAATCGGAGACCCAAAACCCAGGATGCCCTTATGGGTCTGCAAATCCTTAAAAAGACGATAGCCATTATCGATTATTTCAGGACATTAAACCCACACCTAATTTGGTACATCGAGAACCCTCGTGGCATGATGCGTAGAATGGATGCATTTAACGTGCTCCCACACGTTCGCCACACCGTTACCTATTGCCAATATGGGGACACCCGGATGAAACCAACCGATATCTGGACCAATAATTATGAATGGAGTCCTCGTCCTGCCTGCAAAAATGGTATGTCTTGTCACGTTTCAGCACCTCGTGGCAGTAGAACCGGCACTCAAGGTTTAAAAGGTGCGTATGTTAGATCACAAATCCCTTATCAATTATGCAAAGAAGTAGTGGAAAGCACGCTGAAATTACAGACAAAGTAATTAATCACGGCACCGTCACGTTTAATCCTATTACCATGGAGCAATGCACTCAGCAATACTCCGTACCCATGCCGTACTACGATGAATTACCCATCGACTCGACAGACCTGGTGGAACTTATCGATGATTTAATCGGACAATGGACAGACGATTTGCGTGCCGATATCCCCATCGATGATTTTGACACCGCCATCGGGATTACAATTGAAGCCATGGATTCCTTTTACGATGTTACTGTAGACCTATTCTACAATGACTTTAATAAGGCTGTGACTACAGCAGAAGATTTGGATGTGCCATCGGAAGAAATTTACAACCATGTAACCCAATCGTATATCTATGACAACGAAGAAGATTGATCTGTTCGTGCCGATGCAGGACTACGATGAATTCGTATCCCGATTCGACAATACTAAGATAGCTTTGGATGCACTTACCCTGGCTGTCGAGAATCGGATTCGGTCTCACAGATCCCTGCTGTCTCGTGATTTAATCAACCGCAAGGATAGGGTTAAGATTACCATCCCGATTAAGGAATATCTGTTCCCTTACCTGGACGAGTATTGTGTGATTAAAGGACTAACCCGGACAGAATTCATCACTAAGATATTGAAAGGAAGAAACATATGAAGGCAATTGGATATATCCGTGTATCAACCGATATGCAGGCGGAGAAAGGAACATCCCTTGAGAACCAGGTAGACCGCATTAAGGAATTCGCTGAGAGCCGTGGCTTTGTTCTTGAGGACATCTACGCTGATGCAGGATTCAGCGGTAAGAACACCAATAGACCAGGGTTCCAGGACATGATGAAACGCATCAATAAAGGTGGAGTTTCAGCACTTATCGTGTGGCACTCGACACGTTTCGCCAGGAATCTGCGTGACTTTATCAACCACATGGCTGATCTCGAAAAGAAAAAGGTTAAGTTCTATTCTATCGAGGAACCCGAAATGAGTGGCAGTTCCGGGAAGGCAATGCGTAACCTGATGGCTGTCTTTGCTGAATACCAATCCGATGTTACCGGAGAGTACACACGTTCTGTAAAAAACAATCTTAAGAAGAACAGCAAGGTGTATTGTGCTTTCCCTCCCCTTGGATTCAAGCACCAGGATGGGCAATTGGTCCGAGACCCAAAGCAAATGGAAATGGTGGAGACCATCGTTACCTTGAAGGCAGAAGGTCTCAGCTTGAGACAGATTGCCAATCACTTTAATTCGCAAGGGATTAAAGGATCTAAAAGCGGAAAATTCTATGCATCAACCATACAAAAAATACTAAATAACAACATCTATGAACTACAAAATAACTGAAAACCTCGAACTCAAACCCACCAGGAACAAGTACAAACTACTTACTATATTCCTGATGGTATGTCTGATAGCAACCATAAGCAGTCTGCTGATCAGGACAGAATCTGTAAAAATAATTTACAAGTACATCCACCCGGATCAGGAAACCGGTGATGTAAAACTGACTCAAGAAGAATTGACTAAATGTCTGCAAGAAAATGGATGCGTACTGACCAATGTTGCCATAGCCCAGGCACGTTTGGAGTCGGGTCTCGGAACTAGTGCTGTGGGAAGAAAAGCCAAGAACCTATTCGGCATCACTTACCACAAGTGCAAGTACGTTTCCGGTAAGTACGGTGTATACGCATCATACAATACATATCGTGACAATATAAAATGCTACATTCACATTCAGGACTTTTATCTCCGGGCAATCGATGGCAGATATGCCGAGGCACCTGAATACATTCAAACAATTAAAAAATTAAAATGAAACACAACATAATTAAATTAGACAACTATCTACTTGTAGTAGATGAAAGTGAGATTAAAATTGGTCATTGGTATTATCTACCAAGAACAAACGAAGGTTACAAATGCCAGGAAGACCCAACAGAATTAGAACTAGAAAAGCGTTTTGGTGTAAGAAATATCATTGCTCACCTACCACTTAACGGCTCACCTATTCTTGAAGGTGTGGACTTGCTGCCACCTTTGGAAGAAGATTCAATAGGTTGGACATTGATACACTATATCAATGAAAAGCATAATCAAGATAGGGTTATGGGTTTCTGTGATGGTTACAAAAAAGCCAAAGAGAAGTACAAATACACAGAGGAAGATTTGAGGAAGGCGATGTTTTTGTATAGTGCTTGGATTACAGGGGGTACACCATCTTTAAGAATTGCAGAAACGGCAGAAGAAAGACAAGAACAAATTATCCAATCCCTATCACAACCAAAGATGCCTATTGGATTTGAATGTGTAACACAGAAATTATTTAAACATAATGAATTTATGGAAAGAGAGTTTTATGATTCAATCCTAACAACCACCACACCTGAAGGACATACACAATGGGTAGGAACTTATATTTTTAATTAAACAGAATATGATAATAATACTAATAGTAATTTTAATGGTGGCAATAATTCTCATATACATTCTTGACGAGGAAAGAGATCATGCACCTCTGATAAGCTTTGCTTTAATAGGTCTTGTTGTCATGGGAGCAATCTTAGGCAGTGAAATTTCAAAATCAAGCAAGAAGAAAATCACACCAAAAATCAAAGTAGAGTGCGAAGACAACAAGTGCGACACAACTTACATTTATTAATATGATATACATAGAAACCAGACAGCAGACCGACACCCGACTCAGAATCATTGAGACTATGGAAGATGTCACCGGAGTACCACGAGAATTGTGGGAACGTAAAAGAACTCGTAACACCGAGGAAGTAATGCTGAGACATATATTTATTTATATGCTCCATAACTACGGCAAATTCACGTTACAGACCATCGCTAGGATTGTCGGGTTGAAGAACCATTGCACCATCCTGCAAAGCCTGGATAGGACTGAGGAATGGTCTCAGGACGAGAAGTTCGAACACGAGTATTTATTGTTAACCGAAGTAAAGGATTCATATGAGCAAAGAATTGGTAAAAGTGTTGACTCACTTATTGGATAAGGCAGATCCGGGATGGCAGTTCAACCCAGAACTTGTGTCAGCCATGGAATCCTTGCAGGAGAAAAAAAGATTCTCCGCCCCCACATTGCAAGAGGTTACAGAAGAATTGCGTAGGCAGAAAATCCGTAACTACCAGATGCAGGCCGATAAGTTCTGGAACTTTTACGAAGGTAAGGGATGGATGGTAGGCAAAAACAAAATGAAGAATTGGAAAGCTGCCATTAAGACTTGGAACTTTGAAAAAGATTCTATAATTTTGTAAACTTGCGTATGAAACACATAGTTAAATTCATTTTGTTCATTATATTTGCCATCTACATATCGGTTTGTATTTACGGATCTATCCGTGCTATTCAATACTTAGATGAATATGTTCAAGCGACTACTAAAAAATAAAACCATGAAAATACTAGAGATAAAAAAGATTCCATTCAGTATCGTTAACCATGGGCCCAAGGCACAAAGTGTTTGTGACCCAGGAGAGAAATTAAATCTCAACGATTTCTATATCAACATTCAAAAACAAATAAAAAATATCTATGAAACTCAGAGAAGCATTGAAACTCAAAAAGGAATTTGAGTTCGAAAAGAAAACTGTTACCACCGAATATAGTGGTGCAGACGAAACATTTCATTATTTTGATGCAAAAATGAATGGGTTCGATCTGATGATTGACCAGGATGGTGACGAATGGTTCGGGACAATCTTCGATTATCCTGTTCGATTCTACACGTATGCATCATTTAAAGGGCTGATTAAATCAATCCGGGAAGGCGAATGGCGTGAGTGATATATCATTTATCAATCGGGACGGTAATGTAATTACCTTTACCAAGTTAGAAGACCAATCTGTTATCATGCAGGGATTCAAGAATTGTCGTTTTGCCTTTGATAGTGATTTATATACTTTCGAGGACAATATGTTATTCATGGTTGACCCTTCCGGAGGCCCATACCTTACCAAGGGAATGTCACTAGAGCACATCAATCCTGCATGGTATCATCTAATCATCCGTTATTTCCGGGTTGAAGATGGCAAGGTACATATCTACTTTTATCCTGATAGCATCTCGAAGAATCATACCAATGGAGAGGTTATATGGAAAATACACAACAGCGATGGGGAAATCATCGAGCAGAAGAAAAGTTACGAGAAGGCAGTTAAATGGATAGAATCTAAATACGATTACAATGAATTCGGACAAGCTTGTGCGGTTAGGGATTGACCTGCGAAATAGATACAGCGGAGAGGTTAAGACCCTGTGCCCTAAGTGTGCCCATACCCGGAAGAAGAGTAAAGACCCATCCCTAGGTGTGAACATAGATACCGGGGTTTGGAAGTGCCACCATTGTGGTTGGTCTGGTTCTGTTAATCAGTATGTGAGACCCGAACCCAGGAAAGTTATTGAGACCCAGGGCATATACGATTATTTCGAAAAAAGAAAGATATCTCGCACAACAGTAGACTCTTTTGGTATTACTGAAGGTCGGGAATGGATGCCTCAGGATCAGAAAGAACACAGAACAATTTGTTTTAATTATTACCTGGACGGAGAACTTGTCAATATTAAATTCAAGACCGCTGACAAGAAGTTCAAGATGGTCAAAGATGCTCGTAAGATTCCGTATAACGTGGATTCAATCAAGGATTCAGAGTACGTTATCATCTGCGAAGGAGAAGAAGAAACAATGGTATGGCATCAATCTGACCTCCGAGCAGTTTCTGTGCCTAACGGTGCTAGTCGCAACAATAATAACCTCGATTGGCTTGATTCTACTTACGAACTTTTTGAAAATAAGATTATTTATTTAGCCACCGATAACGATGAGCCCGGCAGAAAACTCCGCCAGGATATCGCACGCAGGTTCACAAGTCATGACATTCGCATCATCGAGTTTCCGGAGGGCGAGAAGGATGCTAACGATTGTTTGCTCCGCTACGGACAAGACTTCATTGCACGTTTATTTTACGATGCCAAACCCCTTCCCGTGGAAGAGATATCTTCTGCCATGGATTATCTGTCCACCATACAATCGTATCAGACAGATGGCTATCCTGTGGGAGCCCTGGTCGATATGTCTGAGACCGATGAGCATATCTCGTGGAATCGTGGTGAATTAGGTGTGGTTACGGGCATCCCAGGATCTGGGAAGAGCACATGGTTAGATTATATGTTTGTGCGCCTTGCCTATTTGAAAAATTGGAAATTTGGAATCTTTTCCCCTGAGAACGTAGCACCCTTGAAAATCACACGCATGAGCGAGCAATTGCTCAATAAAGGTTTACATGAGATGAATCCGATGGAAGTCGAGCAGGCTGTAAAAATACTCGACAGACACTTTTGGTTCTACAATGTGGAAACCATGGAAGATTACTCCCTTACGAATCTGCTACGCTTAGGCGAAATGTTAGTTAAACGCCATGGCATCGATTGTCTGTGCCTGGACCCATTCAATTATATTGAGCAGGATGGGGACGAGGAAAGTTCCAACGAAAGAATCGGTGGTCTGCTGAGAAGATTAAAAAAATTTGCTGTGAAGAACAATGTATGTGTAGTGCTAGTAGCCCACCCTCGCAAGATGGATAAGAACTCAGCCGGATATAACGTACCACGCCTGTACGATATCAGCGGATCGCATCACTTCTTCAATGTTCCTGACTTCGGGGTTGCTGTGCATCGTTCGTTCCAGAATGGAATCAATGATCCTGTCGAGGTTCACATTCAGAAAATTAAGTGGCATTTCCGGGGTAAACTTGGAAGAATCGATTACCAATTTAACCGGACCACAGGCCAGTACAGTGAGGACGGAAAGTTTCAAAACCTAATGCAATTGAAAAATGATATTTACTCTGATGAAAATAATCTGTTCACGACACAAAGCTCGTGGGGAAGAGGTAATGATATTCAACGTATCGCCACACTACTTTAAAAAGATAACTAAGGATTTTACTTATGATGGAAAAGTGATTCCTGTCATCTGTGAGAATTGGATTAAGATAAAAGATTTCTACTACAACGAAATAGATGCCAAAGAAGGTACGCTGTGTGCCACACAAATAGTTTATAGATTAAGATGATAAAAGTATACGACATAGAAACATTCAGCAACTGCTTTACTTACATTGATTACGATGTAAAGGACAAAACATTCAACGAATTTGTAATCTGTGAATTCCGTAACGATAGGGAAGCCTTCGTACAATACATTGGGTCTCTGATAAAGAGCAAGGCCGGTATGGTAGGATTCAACAATATAAACTTTGACTGGCCCATCGTCCGTGCCATATACATGGGCGAGGTGGATACGGCAGAAAAGATTTATGGTCTAGCACAACAGATTACTTCTCAGGATAAAAAGCAGTACGTTCGCCAGGATGTACCGCAACTTGATTTGTATCTGCTGAACCACTACGATAACAAAGCACGATCAACTTCACTCAAAGCCTTAGAGGTTTCCCTGGGATGGAACAATGTGATGGATATGCCTTTCCACCATACTGAAAAAGTAGATTCCATCAAGTTGAATAAGGTGCTTGAGTACAACAAGAACGATGTTCTCTTTACTGCTCTGTTCTACGAGAAATGCAGCGAGAAGATTGAACTGCGTAAAAAGATTGGCAAGAAGTATAACATGAACGTGCTGAACAAGAGCGATGTGGTTATCGGGGAATCAATCTTTCTGAAGTACTTGAGCGAAAGTATGGGCATCCCTGTTAAGGAATTGAAGGAGATCAGAGGCAAGCGTTCTGATGTTCCCCTGAAAGATATCATCCTGCCGAATGTAAAGTTCGAGAGCCCGGAATTCAATCGTCTGCTCGGCCTGATGAAGGAGACCGTGAGTTCAAGTAATTACTTGCAGAACTTTGTCGAAGGCATCGATACATCCATGTCCACCAATGAATTGTTCGAGAAGTTTCAGAACAATAATATTCGTGTGCAAAGGATTGCTCAGCAGAAGAAAAGTTTCTCGTTCACAATTAACTATGCCGGTCTCCATTTGGAGTATGGTGTGGGTGGAATCCACGGCTGTATATCGCCAGGAGTATACGTTTCTAGCAAGACATACAAAATACTCGACATCGATGTTAAATCTTATTACCCAAATCTATTTATCCAAAATAGACTACATCCCCGGCAGATGGACCAGGACATTTTCGTCAACGTATACAATGACATTTTCAACGAAAGAGTCAAGGCACAGATTGACGGAGATGATTTGACCTCTGATGCGTTAAAACTTGCCTTGAACGGAATGTTCGGTAAGACAGGATCTGATGTGTCCTGCTTCTATGACCCTTTCGTCTTCTACGGAATTACCGTTAACGGACAATTGTTTATATCCATGCTCGTAGAACAATTGGTTAAGCACGGAGCTGAACTGCTTCAGGTCAATACCGATGGTGTGACTATTAGTATGCCACGGAACAAAGAAGAGCAAATACTTGCTGTATGTAAGAAGTGGGAGCAGGATACCAAACTTACGCTTGAATACGCCAATTACGAGAAGATGATTATCCGGGATGTGAATAATTACATCGCTGTTTCTGAGACCGGAAAGATAAAAGAGAAAGGGACCTTTGAGACCAAGAAGGATTGGCACAAGGACAACTCATTCATGGTCGTTCCCTTGGCTGTGCGTGAATATTTTGTCAATGGGACTCCAATTGAGACCACGCTGAGAAACCACGATAATATATTAGACTTCTGTGGACGATATAAGGCATCCCTAGGATGGCACGTTGAATACATTTATCTCAGCGGTAGCCAGGAGAAGAGAATGGACTTTGGAAAGATTTATCGTTACCTGCCGGTACTCCGAGGTGGAGTTTCCATGAAGGTTAACAAGGATGGCAGGGAACACCATCTGTGCGAGGGATACCAGACCATTCCGTACAATACCATCGAAATCTTTGATAAGAAAAATCTTAACTATTCATTTTTTGAAAACGAATGTTACAAACTGATAGAGACAATCAAACCGAAACAATTGAGTCTCCTATGAAGATAAATATCCCACACTATGGGATAGATCTCCGGGTAATCTTATTGGCTCTGAAATCAGAATTGATTTCTCAGCCACTATGCTTTGCCCCTAAATTTGAGAAGCACGTCCAGGTTGTAGTGCCCACGCTCAGGAGGAAGTTTAAGACTCGTCCTGTGCGTGGATTCCTGGTTGTGCATTACATAAAGGATGTGAAGATTCCGATAGTCATGGACGGAGATACCTTATCGGACCAGACTATTGACGTGCTGAGTATTTATCTAGAGAAGATGCGTGTGAATTACCCTAAACCTTTACCTTCTTCCAAACACGAACATATCGTCCGTTTTGAAACTCAAGCATCGGAATTTCTTTAGTCTCCAATCTTTCCGGCTGCTTCTTCTCTGTTTTCTTAACGATGTTCTTGTGCATGATTTCACAGGCAACCATGGCATCCGCAAGGTCCGTGTTCTCAATCAGATAGCTCTTCAGTTCTTGAATCATATCAATAAACCAGATATCATCACAATAGGTTTTAACATAATCTGTCAGATAGGAATTACCTCTCTCAGCCGTGATATCGTTCTTGTAGTATCCAACAGAATCATCGTCTTTATAGAATCCCTTGCCCAGGAAGATCGGCTTCTTTGCCAATAGATGAATCTTACCCAGGTCCTTGTACTTCTGCTTCACCACACCACCTCGGTTGATTTCTATCATGGCTACTGCGTTATTGTAGTACTCCTGTAATAGAATCATATTGTTGACGATGTTATCAGGATCTGAGTCCCGTTCTTTATAGTGAGCAACGTATCTATTGGTATCGATATCTTTTATCACAATAGCCTGATTAGAACCATCGCCCATGTTCTTTGAGTTAAACGGAATGGGGTCAATCCCGGCAATGTAGGTGTGGTCGGGATGGGGATTTTCAAGAAAATGAATCGGGCTGGTTATCGCTGCTCTTTTAATTATCTGCCCATCGTAATTGCGATGCAACTCGGACCTGTCAATGGGCGGACGAGATGCAAGAATGATTCTCTCCTGGGTGTCCAATTTATCCATGATGGCCTTGGGGAAAGCACCATGACCACTGACAGAAAATACCTCTTGTATGTCGAGCGGATACTGCTTGATGAAAGAATTCAGATAACTCTTGTCTTCCAATTTATCTAGCGTTTCCCTGGTCTTCATAATCCAATCGGTTGCAGCTTTTACATCGCTGTGACCATTAGGACAGAAGTTCAATATTTTGCCAGTTTCCTTACCATTTATGTCTAATTCGGGTGCTTCCATAATCCCTTGATTACCAGGCAGAAAGATGGTAAGAATCTTCAAAGCCTCAGCACTTTCCCAAAGCGTCTTGGCTAATTTCTGGCCAATTGACGTAGCCTCACCGGCACTACCACCAATTACAATCGGAGCCACTTTTACGAAGCCTGATTTCGTACTAGCCTGGGCTGACTTATAAACCTTGTCCGCCTTGGGATGCAGCATACACTCATCAATAAAGATATGCATCGCACGATACGCTTCGAACGCTGTGGGTGTTTCCACCGTTTCTTTTGTGATAATCTGCGAATCCAAGCCCGTGATGGAGCCAGTTTTCGAATCCCTGCGACCTAAGTGCAGATAACCTTCCTGTCGGGTCGATACGATTCCTGGCCTAGCGTACTCATCGAATTCGTCATACACTACACGAGTCTTATCCTTGAATAAGGCTTCCAACCTCTTCTTATCGGCAGATGTAATCAGAGATGTAGAACCGGGGTTGGTCATGGCTATCCACATCGGGATGATACCACCAAAAATAAAAGAAAGACCAACCTCACGCCTTTTGGTCACAAACAAGTCGTGATTCGTGTTCCGGGCATTCATGTAGCCCTCATAAATCAAATCGTCTATATCTCGCCATATCGGTCTCTTTTTGAAACCTCTGGCGTCTTTTACCCATCCTTGAGTCAGAGCAAAGTAATGAGGACCTGTCAACCCGAAACGGCCTTCAATCCAATACTCACGCTCCTTAGCCCACCATAGGTCTTTCTCCTTAGTTGTGGCATTCGGGCTGAGACCGAACTTCTTGTACCATTCCTCGTATACAAACTTTGACTTCATCGTTTCTGACTCACACGATCAAGGAAAGAACCCTCGTCATCTACTTGCTCTTCAGGATACGCTTCTAGTTTAGCGAGTTTCAGACTTTTGTTAATCTTATCGCCTGCCTGGAGCAGCTGAAACAGACCTTTCTGATATGCATCATCTAGGTCCAAACTCTTATCTTTAACCGAGTCCATTAGCTGCTTAGATGCTGAGACCAAAGTTGCATAGAAATCCTTGGCAGGATCAAACTCCTGCAATTTCAATCTCTCGATTGCATCTTCCTCGCTGAGCTTATTTGCTCTTAGGTACTCCGAGAGTTTTTCTAAGTTCGCTGATTCTTCTTTTTTGTTCTTCAATTTCTTTCTGAGCTTTGTTTGCTTCAATTGGATTGTCAATCTGGGTGTAGTACTCCCACCATGACATTAACTTCTGAAGTTTGATAACTTCTTCCTCGATTACTTGTTTATTGCTTTTAGCCATTGTTGTAGGTCAAAATTAATTAAATCTCCTTCTTCCACACTGTGACCAAGGGACTGATAAAATCGTACCAAATTCGATAGTGTCAGCAGTTGGTCTGATGTTGCCGTATTGCAGATCCGGTATTCCTCATCTATACCACCAATCAAAGCGATATGAATATCTGAGGCCGAAGGGATAAGAACGTGCATATAGCCTTGCTCGGTAATACAATGTGTGAAGATGGGTGTTCTTCCCAGACCTCCGATGTGGAAGGTCTCACTAGACAACCTTGTTCTGCCCTTCTCGTGGGCATGGACCTCGCTAGGTCTTAGAGTAGGTTTTGAATATGTCCAATAGATTTTCACTTTTTATATTTTATCTTCAGTAAGATAAGATAACCAATCAAATCGGTGATGGTATCTTCTGTTTCGTCTTCTTGCAAATTCTTTAATCTATTTAGTTTATCATCTATTCTTACTTTCAATTGTTCTGTGGCATCGCTCTTAGCAAAAATACGCACAGGATTCAATGCCGAATCTCCATACTTACGGTTCTTCTCTAGCAGCAATTGCTTAATTTCTTCACAGGTTTTTTCGATTTCTATTTGCGTATTCATAATTCTTCTGGTGGCACAAATATACATAATTCTTTTGGAACACGATAAAAAACATCTGTACGTTTTCTATATTGTGTATTTATCCTCAGAATTTGTTTATACTTTTCTTGAAATATAATATTGCTATCGCACATTAGTATAGCTTGGGTCTCAGTACATATAATTACATACCAGAACTGTTCATCTTTCCATTTCTCTTTTCGCTGCAAAAAGGAAACAGTATCAAAGTTGAAATCTTCCATATTGGTCCATGGTCTGAGAGATTTCATTTCCACTTCCCACCGGTACACTTTGCCATCTTTTTCTGAGAATAAGTCTATTCCATACTTATCCTCATTCTCTTGGATATGATGGCCTTTTTTACGCAGGAATGCTTTCAACAATTCCTTGCCTTGGTTGTCGCTTTTATCGAAAAGCGTCTGAACAAAATTCATTTGCGAGATATAAATACAGTTGTAATTACGCCTACAGTAAAGGCGACTAATAGTAAGGGCCAATTCCATGTCTTCTTTTCCACCACACGCCCAGCAGTTTTAACTTCTATCCGGGTTGTATCACGATAGATAATAGTATCGGGCTTAATTCTTACTGTGAATTTATCTTTGAACTTGGTAATTACAAGTCTTTTGGTCTCAATAAATGTATCACACTGAATTATAAATGAATCCTTGTACTCAGGCACAGGGATTCTTAACTGCTTAATAAATGTATCACGATATGTAATTGTATCGAGTTTAACGCACTCAGGATGTTTCTTAAAGAAACGATTACATCTTTTCTGCGAGTCGCAGGAGGTGATTGCCAGGGCTATCAAAAGACCGATTCCAATAAGAATAACCCTAGCCAATGTCACACTTGTATTTTTCATGTCGCAAATATATGTAAAAAAACAACAGGTCGCAAATGCGACCTGTTGCAAACCAATAATACACTATGAAAACACAGGGGACAAAACACAAACCCCGATACAAATATACTATAAATTTTTAAATTTCACAATTATTTCCAGCGCAAGCTGCTTGGTCACTCAAATTTGTATTGTCTGATATCTCAATTATCTTAGAAACATCAAGGCTATTCAAATTCTTTGACAACTCATAATACTTGGCTTCATCAATAGTCTCGAATGGTGTCTGCTGATAAGATCCCAAATCTTCCGGGAGGAAAGACAGACCATTGTAATGATTTTGGTTAGCCCACAGCCATTCTCCAACTTCAGCCCATTCGTCTTGTTTGATGGTAACGGTAGCAGACACGTTGTGCGTATTGTTTCCATAAACGTGACCAGGTTTAATCCAATTGTTGTGTAGTTTTTTAACACGCTCAAGGAATTGAATAGCCGTCTCATCGCTACGAGTTATTGCACCATGGGGAGCAGCAACAGGGATAGATACTACCGCTTGGCTCTGTGGCTTCATTACATCGTCCTCAATGAGTTCTGGATGGTAAATGGATAGGTAGGTATAGATTGCCTCGTTTTTGCCCACACGCATCCTGCGGATATAATATTTGTCATGCCATGCGTGAACACCGGAAGAAGTTCCCAATACCAAAGAAGAGGTTCCTGATGGCTTAACACACGTTACCCTAGCAGCAGGATTGATTCCTATCTCTTTAGCAATAGTGATATTTGTCTGTACTGCGTGATACGCTGCTTCTTCAAGGTCTAAGTTGTCAATAGCACCACTTGCAATACCGGTCATACCGATACCGAGCAATGCTTCTTTCTCTGTTGTCTTCTTCCATATGCTTCTGAGGTAATGGAAGTCTGTGTAGCTTGCCTGCAATGTGCCGATAACTGAGGCCCAATGCACACGATTAATCAAGTCTTGCTGATCCTTAATATCGCTAGCGTTTACTTCTACTAGATTACAGAACTGAAAAGGTTGCAGAGCAATCTCGCAGCAGGGATTTGTACCCATGTTCTCATCGTTGGAGAAATAGAAACCTGGTTCTCCGCTATTGGAAAGTTCAACCTTCTTCCACAAATCCAAGAACATTTCTTTGCTCACAGGTCCATTACGCAGAATCACTGCACTATTGTTAGCCCTGCCACGCTGAGGATTTGTTTCCCACCAATTGCCAAATTTGCAGGTGAGCATATCTTCATCATCATGGTCGAACAGGGCAATCATGGCTGACCTGCGGATACCACCGCTCAGAACAGCATCAGCAATGTGACACAGGATATCATGGCAGTCGATAGAAGTTAACTTTTCTCCGTCCTGCTTACGATCAAGGATTGCCTCAATATGGGTTAAGCAAATCTTTAGGGGCTCAGGACCAGGTGCAACACCACCGGAAGTAATCAATCTCTCTCCCTTAGCACGAATAGCACGATAATCGAAAGAGGGCTTCCATGAACTGAGACCAAAATAAGACTTAACCAAAACCTTAACGGCATCGGCCCATCCTTCAATCGAATCTCCGATTAAGTATCTGCGACTCTTCTCTGCCTTTTTGATGGCAGGTAACTTATCAATGTTGTGTTTCTGCACAGAGTAACCAACTCCGGTTCCTGAAAGCAACAAGAACATGGTCTCGTTGAAGGCACGATAATCATCGATTGACAAGTACGAGCAATTGAATAAACGGGTGTTATTCACTTCAATTGGCTTGCCACCGAATTGGAGCGAACGCATGGATGGAAGAATCTTTTTAGCTAGAACAAGTTTATAGGCTTGCTCGATAGTCTCAGCAAGCTGCGGAAACTTATTGAGATGCATCTGCTTGTTTCTCTCAACCAATTCTTCCCAGCTCTCTCTGCGGTTCAGTTCGGGACAGTACTTAGCATACTTAGCCCATACCGTGATTTGTGACAGGATTTCGTGATTCAGTTCCATAATTAAAATGCCTTTCCGTGTTTGTAACCACGCATTGAGTTATACTTCATTTTCAATTCGATGTGCTTCTCAAGGTCGATGCCCATTCCTCCGCACAAATCAAATAGGCGAATAGCTACATCAGCAATCTCGTCTTCAAATGAGGACTTCACCTTGGCCTCAAACAAACCTTTCCAAATACCCTTATCGATTTGGAATTCCTCGTCTGTCTTTTCCAATTCCATATCTTGAATAAGACCATTCGCAACACTTTTGTCTGCGTAATAATCTTTGCGGAGTGCCTCCTGGGCCTCAGCTAATTCCGATACGATTAACATTAACATCTCTGACACATTTCTCTCTGTGTCCCAAAAGCCTTTTTCTTTGGCTGTTCCGTGTGCTTTTACTATTAGTTCTTTCATGGGACTGCAAATATACTCTGAGCCCCAAGCAAAAGCAAATTATTTTTTGGTAGATTTTCCGTTCTGCCCGTTTCTTGCCCTGTTGGCCGAACGCTTCTCAAGCACTAACTTGCCTGATTTGGTATGACTTAGGTCAACTCCATTGGAGTGACGCTTACCGTAAATTTTTCTTTTGCGTGCCTCACGATTCAACTCGACACGTTTGGCAACTTCCTCAGGCTTCTTATTGTACGCCTTCTGATAATCAAAGGATCTGCCTGTAGCCTTGGTTGTGCCAGGTTTCTTATTTTTTCCTACGATTGTGTTCCTTGCCATTTGATATTACAAAGATAAGCCCGGAAATGAATAATATGATAACAAATCCGGACAATCCATACTATTTTCTAAATTGTACAACCTTCTTTGCAATCTTCTTTGGTTGAGCGACAAATTGCTTTCCGGCTTTATTACCTGCGGCCTTTGCTCTATTGGTCGCAGCCTTTTCCCCGGCAGTCAGAGATTTCCATGCTGCATCTGGCAGGTATCTCTTCTTACCTTTACTAGGCGTATTATCTGATGTACGCCACTTTTGTTTTGTCCATTTGGATAAAGACGTTTCAGTCTTGGGACCTTTGTATCCTCCTCCGGACTTTTTGTATCTCTGAGTTGCAAGTTGAGCTTTGCGAGCTGACCATTCCCCTGGATCACCGCCTTTGCTACCGGCTTTTACTTCGGCAACAATGCGTTTCCATTTGGACGGATTGGTTTTAACTGCGCTTTTCATCGGCCTTGACCACGATATGCTTTTTTGTAGTTCTTGCTTGTTTTCAAAGAACTATTCTTCTTTTTGGAAACAACCCCCGGTCTTTTAACCGAGGGCTTAGGTTTCCATTTGCTTAATTCTTTTGCAGCCTTAGCCATTACTTTTCTCTGAGTTTTTTAGTGTAGTAAAATGCAGCAAGGCTACCAGAAATAATGGCTACTGCTGCTGCAACCAAAGAAAATACAGGAAGCCAAATTGTCGCAAAGTGTATCAATGCCGATGTGCCAGACACTACTGTTAGAGAATTGGCTGTGCTATCAGATTGATCTAAGAAATGTGGCATTACTTTTTCTTCTTTTTAGTTAGTGCCGTCCACATCTGTTTAGCTGCGGTAGCTTTTCCAATTTGTTCTGCTTTCTTAGCAGACATACCCTTTTTCTTGTAAGAAGCAGCAACTTTGGAGGCAACAGTTTTAAACTCTTTTCCTTTGCCCTGCAAGTCTTTACCAGCAACCGCTTTTTTAACGATTTCACTGCGCTGTTTTTTGGTTCCGTATGGCATTTTATTATTTCTTTGATTTGGGTTTGACAGTCATCCAGGCTTCGCCAGCAATATCAAAAGGAGTTACAACCACAACTTTTTTGCCGGTTAACTTGGCAATAGTTTCAGGTGTCTTACCAACGAGTATAGGATGGGTCTCAGGTTTCATTATTTCCCTTTCTTTTTAGAGAATTTTTCAACTGTTGTAGGAGTTTTACCTACTAAAACAGGATGCAATGCAGATAGAGTACTGGGTGTATCAACAGGCTTAAGGCTTCTGAGAGGTACAGCAGGTTTTGGTTCGGGTCTATAACCGCCTACTCCGCCCATAATGTTTTGAACACCCTGCTGTCTAAAACCTTGTATTGGCTCTTCGGGAAATTCTTTTACCACCCCTTTAGTTAATTTACCACCTTTTTTTGGTTTAATAGGTTTCATACTCAAATATAATATTATTTTTTCTTTTTAGCAACCTTCTTCATCATGGGCTTGGCTTTGGCATACATGGCTTTTTCTTTCATTTCCACTTTTTTGCCTTCCATCTTCTCATGCTTTTTTTCGGCTTTCTTAGAAGCATACATTTCCAAACCACCATACTCAGATACTTTCTTCATGGGGCTTTTTTTCATTATCTTTTTCATATGATTTTTAAATTATTTTTAACTTCCTTTTTTCCATTTTTTGCTTGGAGAAGCAGTCTTACTAGGACTCCACTTAACTTTATCGGCCCAATAAGCAGCAGACATTTTACCCTTAGAAATATTCTTAGCGTGGCGTGATTTAAATGCCTCACGCTGTCCTGCTGTCTGATTGGTCTTAACACCCTGCTGACCGAAGCGAATGGTCTTAACCTGGTCTCCCTGCTTAGCCACTACGATGTGACTTTTGGTGGGATGGCCTGGAGTTCTCTTGGGCTGATTAAACCCTGAGACCCCAGCCCTAGCTAAACGACTATCCTTCTTTGGTGTCTTCATCTGCAAAAAAGTTAGTGATAAACTTACCTATTGCACCACATACGCCAGAGATAAGCATCAACTTAGGATTATCCAAGTTGAGACCGGCAATAAACAGAGAAGCAGCAGCAATGCTGTCTCCGATTACCCGGAATCTTTTGGGTGTAGGCGAAAAGTAGTTTTTCAACTTCATTGTACTACTTCAACAGTACCTTTGCCGGTTGTTTCTTCGATCAGTTCGATAGCTTTGTCGTGGAACAACATTGCCAGTTCGGGACCAAAGAAATCAGCGCTCTTAAGTTCTACTTCAGCAAGAGTTGGAAGACTTACATTTACAGGTGATTTGCCTGCTTGATAAGAAGCCTCATCTTTATAGTAAGTGATGAGAGCTCTTGAGAAAGGCTTATACATCTGAATGTCAAGAAATGCGAATGGTTGAACGGTGAATCCATCACTAGTTTCAACGTCAGCTTTAATTTTGAGTGCCATGATTATTTACAAAGTTAATGATTAATATTGAATTTGTGTGCCTCTAAATGTGGCAACAACACGAATCACTGTAGTAGATCCTGCTGTAGCCGGAGGAGTGAAACGAATTCTGAGTGCTTCTTTTGTATCGTCATTGTCGATTGAAAATGAAGCGGTAGCCATTGTAGCATCAGCATTCGTAGTTCCAATCTCTTGAACAGTTCCTACGAGTGATGTAGCAGTGCCGATTCTTTTTATAGTTACCTTGAAAGAAGTGGCTTCTACTTCCCCTACGGTTGTAGTGCCGTCTCCTGTTGTAGTGCAGATTGCAACTGCATCTATAATACCATGCCATACAGAATTAGTTCCAGGAAGTATAGCTTGAAGTGAAGAACCATTTAAGAAAAGTTCAGTAGCAGTAATTCCTGTTATAGCACGTCTCCAAATAAGTTCGTGTGCTTGAGCGTCTCCTTGAGCAGAAAATTGGCCCGATGCGTGTACTTGTTGTCCGTAAAGAGAAGCAGCACCTCCAATGCCACCTGTAATGATAGCCCCAACAATGCTACTACGGACTATATTGCTATCGCCACCGGATATTACAGAAAAATCAGCATTAGTGTCTATTATGTTAGAAACACCTCCACCTATAAACGCATTATTTGCTTGAGCAAATGTTCCGTTTCCTATTCTATTATAAACACCACCTACGATAGATGAATTATCTCCACACAAAAAATTACCCCCTGGAAACATACCGTTACCACCGCCACCAATAAATCCACCTTTGCTACTGTTATAAATCGTATTACCAAACCCACCGCAAATAGTTGCCCCTGCGGTTTGATCAGCGTTCATTGTATTGCGATTTCCGCCACCAATAAATCTAAAAGCGGTATTGTCTGTTCCTGATAAAGAATTTGAAACACCCCCTGCTATAGTATTACCCCCTGTGCTTACAGATTGAATAAAGTTTTGTTCACCGCCTCCGATAAAACTAGTATAGCCTGTTGCTTGGTTGAGATAACCTCCGGCTATTGTTGCGTAAGTATTCGAAACAGTGTTCTGTCTTCCTCCAGCTATAGTACTCCATTGCCCCGATGCCGTGTTGGATTGACCTCCTGTAATTGTTGCATATTGGTTATTTGCAGTATTGGCATTACCTGCTCCAACAAAAGCTGCTTGAGATTGAGAACTGTTACCCACACCACCTACACACACGGAGGCATCACTGCCTGTGGCAGAACAACCATAACCTCCACCAACAAAAGAATAAAACCCCGATGCCGTGTTGAATATTCCGCCAACAACTGCACTATACAATCTTGATGCCGTGTTTTGATATCCTCCGACCACAGAACTACCTTCAGCATTAGCGGTATTATTTTGTCCTCCTCCAACAAAAGAACTTACTCCACTTGCAACTTGAGTAGCAGCATTTCTTATTATCTGCAAATCAACTGCATAAGCACCCCTTGCACTACCACCTGTTGCAGTTCCATCGGGAATATCAGCAACAATAGCACCTGTGCCTTTAGGAACAATAGCAGCATTTATATTAGTAGCAGCACCAGCAGGTGTCCAAGAAGAAGTAGCTTGTGTACCTGCGTTATATGCTTCGCCCCAGAACTGAGGCCCAAGCGGAGCCCCTACATTTATAACTTTTATCGCACGACCACCAGCAGGATCACTTTTAGTCAAATAATTTGCTGCGTCATCTATGCCGGTGTCAAAAGTAGCCTTGATGGCCCTGCCACCGCTAGGATCGTTTGTAGTAAATATTGAGAGGAAATCTCCGAATGTTAGTGCCATAATTCAAAGTTACGAAAAATATTCAAAAATAACAATTATACTTGAGTTGCTGTAATTATTACAGATGGAGCATTCGGAAGAGTCCCGAAGCCAGGCACAAGTGTTTCAATTCCAACTCCATTGTGGTCAGCAGTCCAATGCATTTTTATATTATCCAAAGGATTAACTTGCTGAAACAAATTCATAGATAAAATATAATGTCCATTGACACCACCATGTGTACTAGGTACGCTGACAATAGAAGTAGAATCTGCTATTGCTGTTCCGTTGCGACTAAACCACAGATAAAATAATTGATCTTGGTTATGTCTATTTGTAATTTGCAAAGAAACTTGAATATTATAAACTCCGGCAGTAGAAAATAATAACTCATTTGTTCCAAGAGTAACACCATTTGAATAAGAAGTAGTATTTATGTTTACTATTTTTTCTTCATATGCCAAAGCTATCGATTGATTTGATGTATCATAGAAAGCACCGTATTTAAAAGAAGTAGCGGTTAAATATACATTATTATCTACACTACCATCAGCTTTTAAAAACTGAGCAGCCGTACCTCCGGATTTGATAAAGGCATTTGCAGTAATCGAATTAGTTGTAGTCGATCCTAAATCTGTGGTTTGTTGCAGGTTCTGAGACCCAGTGGTAGCAATAAAATCTAAATCAGCAACAATCTTTCTTATCCTAACTTCCTGTGCCTTTAGCTCAGGATCACGATTCTTTTTATACTGCTGTAACAAATCATTGGCCTGTTTTAGCAGTTCCTGTCTTGTTACCTCAAATGCCATTGTTAAATAATTTGATAGCCGGTATTATATATTGTCCAGGTTCCGGCTGTAGTTACAATATATCCGTTGCTAACGGCTTTAGCTTTTAACTCTATTCCTTTGGGAGTAAGTAGAAAAGCGTCAATCTCAGCCTGGGTCACAGAACAATTACCACAATTCTTAGTCCATCTATTTGCCACAGAAATAACCTTATCTGTTGTTGTATCGTTATAACAATCGATATTCTCCAATGTCCACAATAGAAATAAGCCTTTTTTCTGAGACCATTCTTTTTGGCAGCATGGACGATCATACTTCATATCAGCTTGAATTTCGGCCTCATTACTAACAATAGCCTTCCTCACCGCTAAGTAAGTACCAATATAACTATATATAGTAGCGTAATTCATTAGCAACCGCAGTCTCTAATTATTGTATCGCAATCAGTAAGGAAATCATTGATATCTTGGTATAATTGCTGAGCCAAAGTATACTCTCCGCACTCAAAAGCCTGTACCATTTTGTCGTACATCAATTTAGCTTCCTCAAAATTGTTTGTGTCCATATCGCCCAAGGCAAGTTGACCGAGCTGACATCTCAAGACATTATCACGAAGAGCATATTTTGTAACTGTAGTAGGGGTTCCAAGCACTGTGAAAACAACCACAAATTTCCATACACCATCAGCAATAACCGGGTTTGTAGTGAAAATATTAGTCACATCAGCAGTTATTTCATACGCTCTTGATGAACCAATCCAAAAGGTAGTATTGTACAAACTATTGGGCGGTACGCTATCAGCGAAAATAGTGCCTGAAGGGTTGGTAACAGTCAAACGAACAGAAGTAACATCTGTGTTATTTCTAACAGGGTTAGGTGCACCCCAACCCGTAGGGTTTGTGATTGCATTATAGTCCCCGGTACTATCAGTAACGATAATCTCGTTCTTGTTATTGATAATACTTAATTTAATGTCCAGTGCCATAACTCAAAGTTACGAATTTTTTTTAATCTATCAAACCATTCTCGTCCGCAAGTCCAACTTTTATCATATCTTGAATCTCCTGAGGACTAAGAAGACCACGTTGTTTTATAGTTCTTAAGTACCCTCTTTCTCTATTGTTTCTGTAATCTTGCATATAAGATGCCTGAGTCTGAACTAAATCGTTTTGATATCTACTAAACAAGTTAACAATCTCAGCTTTGGCTTCTTCTATTCTTTCTTGATTAACAAGGGTTTGTACTTTAGCTATTACATCTTTAGTATCTGCACCATATTTTTCTAAAGCACTTCTGAATCGTTCGCCTCTTATTTTTAGTTCCTGGCGATACAAATCGTTAGGTAATTGATAGGTAAATCCTTTGTAAACATTAGGAGCATCTGCACCGCTTAAAGTGCTTTCTTGAGTCCATACAAGTTTATTTTTCATCGGGTTGGTAATAATACCAAACATACCAGATGTTTTACCTGTAGCAGTCCATTCATAGTCTCTTCCTGTCATCTGACTATAAATCAAAGACAAGTTTACTAAACCACCATAAACTTCCATAGATTGTCTATAAACTTGTATTTCTTTCTGCTGTTCTTTAGCAGGGGAAGAGAATTTTCTAAACGAGAAAGGATTCCACACAGATTGAATAAATGCCCTAGCAGTTCCAGGTTCACCTACAGTTACTCTATAACTTAAATCTTCTCCGAACGGTCCTATTGCTGCTTCATAAAACTCGTTACGAGTTTCTGGATTAAATGAAACATTACGATTTAATTTCTGAACAACCCGAAGTGTTACATCACCCCAGAACGAAAGCCAACTAGCGTTTTCCATTCTAATGTTTATTTCATTTGCACTCTGCACCATTTCAGCATTTCCTTTTGACATGAAAGAGAAGAAAGATGGAAAGAATACAGCCATGGAAGTACTCAAACTACCAGCAGCAAAATTGGTAAATGCATTCTTCTCGGTCTCAGGATTTTTTACATCGTTGAACAATTCTCCAATACGAGCAACACCTTGGAACATAGGCAAGCCTTCGATACTAGAAGCTAAAGAAGTACTAAATAGTGTGCTTAGTGCGCCCTTTTGAGTATTCAATAGTTCTATTACATTATTCGCTTCTTGTTTTCTTTGTGCATCAATAGTGCTTCCATACAAGTTAAACGCATATCCTAAGAAACCAGCGTTAGCAGTGCTCAATATCTTATCGCCTGGTTTAGCATACCCACCTCTGCGAGCCAAGAAATTAGTTTTGTTTTTAGAAGTTAAATATTCCCAATGCAAACTAGCGTTATAGAGACCTCCTCTGAGACCAAATGTTTTCAGAGCTTTTTCTTTTTCAGGATCTCCTCCGTCACTTGTCAAAATCGCACCTGCCTGTACAGCTGACATTGCAAAACCGTAGATCGCAAAACTTGTTGCTACCTGAGCAGCATCATAAGTGGCTTGTCTTTTAGCAGCAAATATTTCGATTTTGGCTTTTTCGTAGTCTCTTCTTTCCTTATCGTTTTTGAGTTTTTTACCGATAGGATATTCTTTGTTGAATTGTTTCCATTTATACTGATAAGCTATTTCTGACATTGCATATTTACTCATTGCTACAGCCGGAACAACTTTTGCAATAGCCGAGCCTAAGAAGTTCACGGGTACTTTTGTAAATGGCATAAGAGTAAACAAAGCAACATCTGTTAATTGTAATGCATTTTTTCCTAAACCTCTTAAGGTTAAGAATTCTCTACGAGCCTCGCCAAATAAATTTGAACCACCTATTTGTACACGATTTTCAGTATATAAATTACGGATTCCTTTGCGCAATTGACCTCTACCCAAAGAAATCATTCCGGAAATAGGGTTGTTAGCCAACAAAGTTCTCTTCAAACCTTCCTGTTCAAAACGAGCATATAACTCACTATCAGCCAAGAGAATCTGACTCATTGCCCTAATTGTGTTTTCATCCAGTTTTCCATCTGCATTTTTGAACATACCATCAAAAATACCATCCTGGAAACGTGTGCCTTGAATGTTTTGGAAGTAATCAATCATGGCTCTTTGGGCTGCCATGTAACCAAAAGCAATATCACCACCATATGCCATGGCACGTCCTGTTATCTCAGAAAGCAATGGACCTCCGGTGTTTAACAGCATCCATGGATTGCCGGTTGCAATAGAAAGGGCTGGGCCTGTACCCAATGTCCATGCTAAAGAACGAGCAAAGGTGTATGTTTTTCCATCTCTGAGTTCAATATCGCCATTTTTAAGTTTAACCAAAGTCAAATCAAAAGCATCGGCCTGTTCTTCAGGTGTCATGCTTTCCCAGTCCTTATTAAGAACTTTACCAACCATGGTTTTGGAGAAATTATAAACCCATTTTACATCTTTAAAGAAGTTAACTTGAGCCAAGTTGTCGTAGTACTTGTTCAAACCATTGCTAGTATCCATCACACCATACATAGCGTTCTTGTTCATATCGAACCACATACGCTTGCTAGTCAGTTTTCTAGCCATCTGCCAGTTGCTAATGCTAAGCGTATTTCCTTTTATTCCACTGCCCAAAGAATCTCTTAATTTCTGAATGGCTCTAGTTACAAAGTTTGTACTGTAAATATTGTTTTCAATGTTCGCAGTTAAACTGAGTATTGTAGTGGTCAAGTTCAAAAGACCTCTAGCAGCACCGGATGTGATTCTCTCGTTCCAGAATATTGGCTTCCTGGCCTCAAGGAACTGAGCAACTCTGATGGTTGCCATACCGACAGCCTTCTCGCTCTCCCAAAACGCATTGTAGGCATTATCGCTCCAATCTGTTTGTAGTGCTTCCAACTTGGCCTTATTGTCCTTCTGAGCTGCTTTATAATCGTTTACAAGGCCCTCTAATGTTTTTCTCTGCTGCTCGGTAAGAACTACTCCATTGTTGGCTAGTGTTTTTTCAATTACGCTCATGGTATTTGCCTCATTGAAGAAACGTGCCATCTGAAGAATGCGACCTGCCTGGCTAAAGAGTTCTGAAGATACGCTGAATGCATAATTGATGGCCTCAGGAGAATACATTTCATTACCCACCTGTCCTGAGTTTACCATATCAACCCAATCTGCTGTCTTGTCAAACATACCTCTATCCTGGGCAAACTGCTTTACTCCGTTTGTCAGAGCAATGGCAATCTGATCAAAGCCATTGGTTTTGAGGTACTCTAAGAACATATCTATGGTAACAGCACTATCTACCAACCCGATTCCGGTTTCTCTTATTACATCGGTAATTTCTGAGGCCGTTTGGGTTACTTTCAGAGTTCTAGCATCAGCTTCTAATTCATCCAAAAAGTCAGCCGGATATTGTGTTTTAGAATTGATAGCATTTTGAACTGTCTGTCTATACTCAGCACCAAAGATGTCCACAAGATCCTGAGGAGACAAGAAATCCATGTCTCTAGCAGCAGTAAAGATTTCCAAATTGCTGTAGCCCTGGGCAATCAAATCTTCGTAAATGCTTTCCACATTACCGAGATTATTGTTAATCTCCTGCTTAATAAGTTCCTGGCGATCTGAAAACGTAGTTCCAATTTTGTCCAAGGTATTAATAGCAATCTGCGATTGAGCCTGCTTGAACGCTGTCTCATCAAAATCGTACAGACCAATGGCTTCCTTGATTCTCTTAGGTGTGTAGCCTTTTTCTACCAAAGCGGTATATGCAGCAACTTTGTTTCCGTTGGTCTGATTCATTACGTTATCAAACTCAGGACGGATTTGTGTAAAATCTAACTGTGCTTTGCTTTTGAATTCAGGCTGAGGCCGTTTCATATCAACAGCATCAACTAATTCTTGATTCGTACCTGTTTCTTTCGCATTCAAGTACGCTCTTGCTACTTGATTAGCTAACACTTGTTTGGGGTTTGCAACGGTTCCGTCCGAATTGAATCCGTAAGCAGCAAAATCAAAAGGTTTAGTTCTCGGCAAATCTTTTGCGCCTGCCTCTTTATTTATCTGTTCAACTTCAGCATCGGTCAAAATTCTGTTCACCTTCATCTCTCCGGAAATAATCCAACTTCCGGTCATATTAGAATTGGTTTTGTATTTGTAATTACCTCCCGATGGAACCTGGTCTGTGATATGAGCAGTTCTAGGTAAAATTTTTCCGTCTTTGGTTTTCTCAGCTCTATTGTTCGCTTCGGTCTGCCAGTCAACATCATTACCTACTTCGACTTCGGCCCAAACTTGATCATCCGCTCTTAATGTAGGTGCTTTATCAGACGCATTTTTCTTAGCTCCAATGTGAGTAGCAACAGCTATATCACCAGAGTGCCAACCCGGTCTGAAAGCCAAAGGACCAAGTGTCGACTTAACCATGGTTTTACCCTCTTTGGTCTGAGTCAATTCTCCAACTTTTGCTGCTATCCAATCACCTGTAGTAACAGATTCATTAGCACCTACAAATAATGGGAATAGTTCCCCGGGGAAATTCTTCTTAACCTTGAATAATTTATAGGCTTTTGTAGTATTCTGAGGTGCTGTAACTCCCTGATTAATCATCTTTTTAAGATTCTCTAGTTGGGCTTCATCGAATCGATTAGAGATGGTCTCAGAAAGAGTACTTAATTCTTTAGGGCTATATTGTGCTTTTGATTGGAAGTTAGCCTTTCCATCTTCAGTACCAAAGTTCTCATCTGCCATTTTCAAATTCTGTGGCGAGTTTGCAATTTCTCTAGACCTTTCAATAATATTAGCAGTTTCGCCTCTTCTAGTTCTTGGGTATAAAGACATTGCAGCAGATGCTTGAACAGGGACATCTTTACCTTCTTTTGAAACAAAACGTGCTTCAGGAAGCATTTCGTTTACATAGTATTTCCCATTTAAAACAAACGGATTCGTGCCAAAAAATCTAGAATTGAATTGTTTGTGTTGATATGTTCCAGTTTTACTTTCATTTATAAACGCATCTTTGCTCATATTTGGATCAACAAAGAAACCTGTCATAGCAAAACCGCCATCTGATAATCTTTTACCTGGCGTTTCTCCTTGAAGGCTTTTCATAATGTTCTCGTCCACATATTTTTCAAAGAAATTTTCATGACCAAAACCTTTTTCTTTAAGGTAATTTCTTAGTTCATTTGCTGGTTGGCTAGAATTTGCTTTACCAACACCAACAAAAAACTTTTCAAAAAAAGCTCTTCTTACATCAAAACCAAAACGCTTATTGTTTTCAGCAATGATTTGTCTATCTGCATTTTTAGGTAATCCTCTTTTCTTTTCGGTAATAAGAGTTTGAGTAATTTTATCTATAGCTTCAGGTTTTGTAAAATCTGTATTTCTAATAATACTAATTAGTTCAGCAAATGCATCATTATATTTTCTTCCGGTATTATTATTTGTCCTAAAATCATTGATAAATTCAATCAGTTCATTTTTAGCTTTAGTTGTTTGATAGCCTTTATCTTTACTAATAGCTTTCAACACATTTCCAAAATATGTAGCAGCATAAGCATTTCCAAAAGTAGCACTAGGTTCTTGAACCATTACAAAAACAGCTACAGGACTTCCTTTCATCTCAGGATTTTGCTGATCTCTCAATTTAGCTGCTTCTTGTGCTGCTTCCCATATTGAAGGAATTTTAGTATCATCTGATGCAGCAAAGCCAATATTTTCTAAAACATTTTCAGCTATAAATGAGTAACCAATTCCTCCTTGTAATATTTGTCCGTCAACAACTTTACCAATTCCTGTACCATCAGAATTTGCAACAACTACTGCTCCTCCACTTTCAGAAACGACATCGTAGAAAGATTTTCTTTCTTCTGGGACTTGTAATTGAATACCGCTTTCTGGGTCTACTTCCCATGAAATTTCTACAGGCTGAAAAACTTTTGCGAGTTGCGATTTACTTCTAACCTCATTTGGATTAACGTAACCACTAACTATAACATCACCAACTTCAGTCTCTTCGTTATTTGGTGTAACAATTTTTACTTCTGCATCTTGAATTTGGGATGCTACTTCTTCTTGACCTTGTTCGGCAGCGACTTGAGGTTCTGTTTGGGGTGCTCCTTCCGCCACCTCTTGGCTAACTCCGGCTTCTGGCTGTACAGGTACTTGACCTGCTTCTTGCTCTTGAACGGCATCGATTTTTCTTTGTAAGGGTTTTGCAATTTCACCGGTACGCAATGTCTCGGTCATACCATTTATAAACTCAGTGAAATCAGCACGAGTCTGAATCTCATTGAATATCTGAACCTGTCCGCCTGTTACATAGGCAACAAAATCAGAGATAACCTTGGCTATTTTCTCAAGGGTGCTTATTTCTAATTTCTGTGCATTAAGTCTCAAAGTAGAAGTTAACTCCACCAAGAACTCTTCAGCTTGCTCGTTTGTCTTATACTCATTTACTAAAGTATCGATTGTTCTCAGTACATCGTTCTTTACAGTTCCCTCGATTGTCTTTTTCAACTTAGTACGCATATCGTTGAAAAGTTTGGGATCTGAGCCCAATGTTCTAAGTAGAACAACGTGTCCTATTTCGTGAGCAAGGGTAGTGCTATTTGCTTTATCTAAGTTTATTTGTACCTCTACACTATAACTTCCATCTTCATTTTTTCTGTACGCAAAGTTACCGGCACTTTCTCTTTTGCCACCTAGCTGAGGCACAACCTCGTTAAACTCTTCATTGTTCATGAAAACAATCCTAGCACCTGGAGCAACTTGCTCTAAAGCACGTTGCAATGTAACAGCCTCGTTGAGAATAAGATTAGTATTTGCTTGACCATTACTTGTGGCTTTTGCTGCTACTTCGTTCAGTTTATCTTGATCCTCTAGGGTAGCACCTTTATCTCTTGCTATAGTTTGAACACCACCAAGTTGTTTTGCTCCTTTATCAGTTGCTTCTTGTAATTCTTTCTCGTTTGACTTTTTCTTTTCTTCTATAGCTTTGGTAATTGCAGGATCTTGTGTTTCTACTGTTATTCCTTCAGAAGTAAGGTTCTCCATCATTTTTGGGTCCTTGATATAGCGATTAACCATATCTTCATTAGAAATAACTACACTACTTCCATCTTTAAATTTGACCCTTGTTAACTGAAGAGGTTTTCCGGCTGCAACATCGCCAAGTTTTTTATCGATACTTTTTATTTTTTCCTCGATTAATTTCTTCTGGAAGTCGTCTTTAGCCTCTTCTAATTTCTTTTGAAACAAAGCCTTATCAGTAGACAAACTAACAAAATATTTTTGTGCATCCTGGTCTTGCACCAATGTTTTAGCATTCGGAAGAGCCTTGACAACCTCTTGAAAAGCAACTCTCATATCTTTGAGTT